GGAGCCGGAATCGCAGCCGGAATCGCTTGAGGGGGTTCAACAATGGTAGTCATGGCGTGAAATTCACCGCACCAATCAAATTCTAGGACAGTGGGCCAGCATGTTGGTCTACTGGTAGGGGGAAACCGCCGGCAAGTTCTGTCGGAGGCTCGATATCGGCAATCTTTACAGGTCATAGCTTATTGAACGGGTGGCGGGGCCATCTGAGGCTCTGGTCCGGCGGGCGGCATAGGCATTTGCTGCAACAAACCGCTGCTGGTCAGGAACTTCTGGATCTCAGCTCGTAGTTTCCGCGCCTCATTGGTCGCCACTTGCTCGTACCCCTGCAACAGGCTGTCGATACGCACCATAAACGCATTCTTCGAGGCCGGACTGAACTGCTGACCCTGCTGGATTGCCCCATTCAGGTACTGCATCAGCACACCGATACGGCCCGCAAAGTTCTGACCCGGTTTAGCCGGCACCGGTATGCCGATCAGCAGTGTCGGGATCGTCTTGGTCTCGTCCTCCAGCTCGTCCTGCTGCTTCTGACCTGGATCCCGCAGCAATCGCTTGATCAGGGACGGGTCATCCAGCTCCATGATGCTCTTATCCAGCTCCACCTGATCCACCCAGGGGCTGTTCATGAACAATTGCTTACGGTTAATGGCCTGCTGAACCATCATCTGACGGCTGACCATGTCCATACCGCCCTTCGGCTCCAGCTCATATTGATCGTGCAATGCCACCGGATCCGCATCCAGCGAGTCCTCGGCAAAGCGGTATCGTAAACTCTTGGAATCATACTGAACATAAAGTCCCCAAGCCTGCCGGTACAGTTTGCCCAGTGCCATACGGAACAATCGCGCCCGCAGATCCCCGCTCTGCATCGATTGAGCGTTGATACTCTGGATCTCGGTCGCCGTGCGCCGGTCACTACCCCCGCCCATCGCACTGCCCATCGCGTAATCGGGGCTACCGATACGGTTCTCGGCCACTGCCCGAGTCTGGTTCAGCTCCTGATCAAAGCTCACCGGAGGCTGCGGCATCTGAACCGGGGCCACACCATACGGCAAGATCTGCCCCGGCGAGAACCGCAAGTTGATTGAGTTCGGCAGCTCCCGTTCCGCTCGGAATAGCGGGCGGTTGTACAGGGTCATCGCGTCATGCTTATGGTTCCACATCGAGGTCATGCTCAACTCGAACGGAGCCAGGATCTCGCACACGCCACGCGGACTGAACCATCCCTTGTCCTTGATCTCGTAGGGGAAATCCACGAACGGAAGCTGGGCATGATCATAGGGCAACTCCATCGGATCCCGAAGATCGAGATCCACCGCCGCGGGGCTATACAGATAAACCTCCCACACCCCATCATCCCGCTTCCGATAAACCTCCCACACAATCACGCCATCCGTATTGGTAGTGTAAGTGATACCCTCGCGGAGCTGCTTCGCATCATCCTCGGTCGCTGCCCCCGGGATATTATCATCAGTCTGCGGATTGCCCCGGATCTTCTCGATCGTCTTGGAATCGGCCTTCCACCCAAACTGCCCAGCCATCCGCTTGTACGCATTGACGCTCATCGGCATCACATGCACCGCCCAATCTGCATCCTGCAAATCCACGGTGTAGGACGGCACAATGAAATACATCGGGTCCACCGCCTCAAACCCCACCCGCTTATCACCAGGATTCCAGAAGCACTTCATCACCCCGCGCCCGCTCATCAGCGTGTAATCTACCCAGCTCAGGATCTCATCCGTGAAGTTGGTCTTCTCCCGAATCTTATAATTGAACCAGTCCTCCGCCACCTTCGTGTACGCATTCAACTGCTGGCGCATCGGAATGAAGCTGGCCACTACATCCATCCCTAACGCCTGCTGGAGGAACAACGGCTTGAGCTTCTCGATCGCCGTATCGATGAGCGGCCAATGCAAATCCGCGGCCTTGGGCCAGGGCTTATTGGTACGGCGCAATCCATGATGGCGTAACTCATACCATCGCGTCTGCCTTATCTCCCACGGGCTACGTTGGCCAACGGCCTCCACTATCTGGCCCTGCAACGAATTCCGCTGTTTTTCGCTCATCATAAATGTATACCCCTTTCCTACCCCCCAACCTCACATCCAGCAAGCGGAGACCCGGTTTCCTCAACCGGACCTATCTCATCCTCCATCCTCTCAAGCAAGCTCCTTCCATCCTCACCCAACGCTTTCAGGTAATCATCCATCCGTTTCCCGCCCCCACCGCAGAAGGCCAATACCATTGCATCCGCACGGTCAGGGCTATTCACCCCACGGGAGCGGAGTTCATCTTTTCCTTCGAGCGTGAGCTTCCCCTTTCCATTCGTCCGCACCTTCCTGCTCACGAACTGCTGCAATAGAATCTCGTCCGTTCCCACAGGCCCGAGATTCACCTTCGCTTCCTCCACCATCCGCCCGAACTCAATCCACATCTCCGCCGCCCGGTTCACGAACTGATCATCCCGAATGGCCCGCTCCCCGAAGTTCACCCTCCTTACATCCCAACCCTCGGACCGGAGGGCATCACACATCACAACTCCCATGCCGCCCACATCCGCATAGATATCCGCCGCCTTCAGATTCCACTTCCTGAACTCAGACACGAACCTACCCACACTCGCCATCGTGTCCTTATCCCTCCACCGGATCAGGCTCTTAACCGTATTGCCCTGGCGTATTACCAGAACACTCTCGTCCCCGCCGGCACTGAAATCACAGCCCGCGGTCAACGGCTGGCCCTCGCTATCCTCCTTAGGTGGGCCACTAACCACCTTCTGCCAATCAATCGTCTTCACCGCCGTCAGGCTCCCATCATCCTCCATGAACTCCGCATAGATCATCGACCTCACCAACGGATGACCCTCGCCCCATCTCGCGAACTGATCATTGATCCACTCCTGCCGGATATGCGGACAGTCAAACGCCGTCACCGTAAACGTATTCCACTTCCCATCATTGCGCCGGAACACATCGTAGAAATAGCCGCTGCTCCCACCGGGGCTACTCATCAGCAGCGTTCGCGTTGGCTGGCACCGCTCCATCGACTGGAATATCCCGTCCGGCACCGCCTTCGCCTCATCCACAATATACAGCAAATCATTGCTCGGACCCTGCACATGCCAGCCCTCCGCCTTCTCAGGGTTGCTCGCGCTGAACCCTATGCATCTACTCACCAATTGTTGGCCATCAACTAACTTCGGATACACATACCGGATCTCGCCGTCCTTCACAGAGAACCCATTCTCCTCGCCACCCAATCCATTGATCATCTTCCGAAGGTGCGGCCACAACGCATCCGCCACCTGTCGGTACACACCCGCCGTACATACCACAAGGCTCCCCGGCCAGCGAAGCATGTGCCAGACCACCGCGCTCGCGGCTACCATGCTCGTCTTGCCAGAACCATTCGCAGCTTTGAGGGCTACCTTGGAATGCTTCTCGTTCAACGCTCCCAGCACCTTCTCCTGCCACGGGTACACATCGCGAAGCCCCAACATCATCTTAGGGAAGTTGGCCAAATGTTGTGCCTCCTCCAGGAGCTTACGCTGCTTCCACGCAGGGATATGCGAACCCATTCCTAGTGAAGGGGATTTCTTGCGCTTAATTTGCTTGACACTCATAAAATTAGGTTAGGCACGGATGGGGGGTATGAGGTAGACCCCACCCCCCGCCTGGGGTCGTCCCCCCTCCCGTGGTCCTATTGCCATATCTCCTATTCGTATACCCTATTCCTATTCCCTATCCTATTTAGATTGCCCGCCGAATGCGCCAAGTAAATTGCCGCTTACTGATAATTCCTTGCCGCCTTTGCCGGTGTGTTCTAGTTGGGCACGGGCAACATAGCCTCGAGTACGTTCGAGCAACCATGCGGAACCTTGCCATCCATTGCCACATTGGCGGACTGTGAGAGACATCTCTAGTTCGCCTTCCAAGCGGGCACGTTCCAAGTCACTGGCAAAGCTTGGATTGCGTCGGAGATAGTCCGCCCAACCTCCCGCGTTCCCGCTTGGGAACCCACAGATGATGGCCACGCGTTCCAAGGGGATTCCTATCTCAGCCGCTTGTAATGCTTTTTTTAGTTGCTCCACGGGAATAACTTTACCCGGTCTTCCAACCTTCCTTTTCGCCTTCTTCACCCCCTCAGACATTGCATGTCCGACCCCCAAAGCGGTCGCCAGGTTAACCTCTAATTTTTTTTTTGCACCCACCTTCGCCATGCCTGCCCATAACATTTTCCCCTTCCATTGTATTCTGTCATTGACTCCTGTCGTGAACCGTCGCATTCTTCGCCTATGGAAAACATCAAGGACGGTTTCAACGGGACTCTAAAGGTTGGCGATACCTTGGATCCCGAGTGCGAGGACTTGGGCTTTGGGCTCATCGTGACCGAAGAAAACATCGCTCCGCTCACATACCTCTTTCGTGCCGAACAAGCCCGTCTGGAGTCTGAAGGTTTTGTTCTGTGACCGGATCCGGTGGATTACCCGCAAGGGTGATCCCTCTGGTCTGGCCATTGTGGCCAGTAAACAACCATCATGATAATCCTAATCGATCACTTCAATCACACGCGGATTTCCGCTCATCGGACCGTTGCGGCTGCGATTAAAGCCCGTATCGCTCACGCGAAACGGCTCAACCGGAACTCCCCCGGTTCCTACATTTGGTACCGTATCACCGACGCCGACGGGGTTGGAATCTGTGGTGAACTGCAGATGGAAATTGAACGCACCATGCATTGCACCCGCTGAATCCCATGAAATCCCTTAAACCCTTCCTCATCGCCCTTGCGATCCTAATCGGAGCTGCATTCGTGTTCACCGTGTTCGCCCTAGTGTTCGCCGAATTCCTAGTCGGGGGTGTGCTGTGAACGGCTTTGTTCTCCACGAAGACTCTCAAAGGGTGATCATCGCCACCGGCTTCTCAACCCCGAGCGACAACAGGAAAACGGGCGACATGATTCAGATTTGGATTCTCGTTAAATCCGTGGATCCGGTGGAAGCGATCCGCACGGGCCTTGACCGTTTAATCTGTGGTTCCTGTGTCCACCGTGGCGACGGACACGGAGGCGATCGCTCGTGTTATGTCAATGTTGGCCAAGCCCCCTTGGGTATTTGGCGGGCTTGGAAAGCGGGCAACTACACCCCACTCCGTTCCCTCGAGGGTTTCGTTGGTAGGAAAGTCCGCTTCGGCGCATACGGTGATCCCACATGGATTCCCTTGTCACTTGCGCTCGCGATCGCGGGCGTGGCTTCTGGTCACACCGGCTACACGCACCAATGGCGGAAACCTTCCTTGCAAGGTTGGAAGTCCATTCTAATGGCCAGCGTGGACTCCATCGCAGAACTGGTCATCGCCCGTTCCCTTGGGTGGTCAACTTTCCGCGTGGGCTCCGAGGCTAGTGTGGGTGAAAGCCTGTGCGCATCCGATCGCGATGGAACCCCTTGTTCCGTGTGTCTACTCTGTGCGGGTGCGCGGGGCGGACTCGAGTCTGTGCATATTCCCCCCCACGGCAAGGGTGCTGGTCATTTCATCGAAGCCTGATTTTCCGCACTTCCCTTCGGGCAACTGAAGGGAATAGCGGGCAATTGACGCCCGATTTAAAATCATGAAAACCACAGCCCGTAATCCCTACCTTATCACAGCCACGGAAGCCCTAGAAAACGAAGGCTACACCCCCGACACCCTCGAGCAATTCATCCGCAACGCCATGTGGGAGGCCACATCGCCCGCTTGCTGCACCGAAGGCTGCATTGTGGAACCCGACGGCGCATGCAGCCACGGGTGCCCGTCCATTCTCATCGCGCTTGGTGTGATTTGAACCCTTACCAAGCCACACAATGGAAGCGATCAAAACCCGGTTTCTCGGGCCGACGAACACGAAAGGTGCCCGCATCAAAGCAAGTTGGAGCAAGGGAACCCTCACGATACCCTACCCTTACGAAAGCGATCGGCACCACGGGCACCAACAAGCGGCCCGATTGCTTTTCTCCCGGGACTTCTCCCGGGACTTTGGGGATAACATAGTTTTCGCAACGGGACACTTGCCCGACGGGACATATGTCCATGTCATGATTTAATGAAACCCCTACTCCGAGTCCTTGGGTACCTCGCCCTGTGTTTGCTTTTCACCTTGCTTCTCGTCCTCTCCGCCCTAGCGGGAAACGGTAAGTAAACCCAAGCCACCCCCGCCAAGCCCGTAGGCTCACCCCTACGGGCTCTTTCTTTGCCCCAAGGGTGCCGACGCCCGCTTGCCGCTTGTCCTTCCTTCCTTGGGCAAAGCCCGCTTGCCGCTTGTCTCATGAGTAGGCCATCGATTCGTTTCTAGTCTGGTCACTTCCGATTTAACACTAGGCAACCAGGTACCCCCCCATCGGACATCCAATGTCCCACCCCGCTATTGGCATAGGACATCCAATGTCCGACCCCCCCCGTCGCCCGCGCCCCGCGCCCGCCCCCGCGGACCCCTAACCTCATGGCGCGAAGCTTCATCGCGGTATTCCAGATTTCCCATATGCCATACGGAATTCGGAATTCGGAATTCCAGAATCGGGAATCGGGAATTCGGAAAAGCGGCAAATCATGGCGCGGTCTGACGCATTTCGCTGGAACCCCCGTAAACATTGGTCCGAATGCGGTTCACAGAATTCTCATGGTGCGGTATTTTCCCCCTTGACCACCTGATCATGGTGCGGTAGGTTCACCCCATCGCCGCATGGTGCGGTGCATAAAACAACCAACGAACATGAATCAAACGAAGAAGGAAGAGCTGATCGAACTGATCGGCGTGTACGCGGCCAAGATCAACGGTGCGGTGCAGCAGGCCAAGTCTAGGTGGATGGACGAGCGTGAGTACGAGGACTGGAGCGGGTACGATTCGTATCTGCGGAAGTCTGCGGAGACTGCTGGCATGGTGGCGGTACGGACCCAGAAGCGTCCGTTCGGTGTGGTGGTGAAGGTTCCGGGTGTGTCGGTCTGCGATGTGTTGGTGTACTGCGATGCTCGGTACACGGGATGGAAGGCAGTGACCGCGAACGGAGGTGCCAAGTGATCAGCATTGTCGCCACGTTCCGCAAGCCTGATGGAGAGATCGTGAAGGACTCCAGCTACCATGAACCCATGAATGAGGCGATTGAAGCGGCGGAGGAGGATGCCCATCGTTACGGGTGGGAGTTCCTTGGTGCGGAGTTAGGGGAGGAGGTTCGATGAGACCGAGTGTCCTTGTGGCCTGCGAGTACAGTGGCCGGGTGCGCGACGAGTTCACGGCCCGAGGCTGGGATGCGTGGAGCTGTGATTTCGAGCCAAGCGATACCCCGGGCAACCATTACCGCGGCGATGTGAGGGATATGCTCAAGCCGATCCATCACTGGGACATGCTGATCGCGTTCCCGCCCTGCACCTACCTCTGCGGAAGCGGCATGCACTGGACCACCCGAGGACTCCGCGACCCCAAGCTGACCGAGGAAGCATTGGAGTTTGTCCACCTGTTAATGAATAGTACCCCCCCCCCGTATAGCAATAGAGAATCCAATAGGTGCTATCAACACTCGTATTCGCAAACCCACCCAGATAATACAGCCATATCAATTCGGAGATGACGCGAGCAAGCGCACCTGTCTCTGGCTCAAGAACCTCCCGCCGCTGGTACCCACCGACATCCTTCCGCTGCCGGCATCCGGTAGGTGGGCCAATCAAACCCCCAGTGGTCAGAACAAACTCGGTCCCAGTCCCACCCGCTGGAAGGAGCGTTCCAAGACCTATCCCGGCATCGCCCGCGCAATGGCCGATCAATGGGGTTCCGCTATGTCCACTCCATCCGAGCATCAAACACGCTCCTAGGCCCCTCCAAGCTCCAGCAATCCACATCCGAATCCATCCATCCAACCACCTACACCAACCACCACCAACCTGACACTTCGTAATCAGTTGGGGTTCCTCAATAAATGCCGCCGCCGCGGGGGGCGTAAGTCCCCCAGAGCGTAGCGGCGATGCATTTATTGACTCCCTTTTAAGGGAGTACTAAGACTCCCTTTTAGGGGAGGTAGCGGGGGGGGCTGAGAACTTTCTGCTACCGTAGTCGGAAGTTCCTTTTGGATACTTGACGGGTGTCTTGAGACATGTGACCTTGGTTCTCTCATGAGTTACTTAGACAACGGTTCCACCTTACGCGCCATGTTCCGCCTGACGCCGCCCATGCGGCACGATGCCGATCCCACGAGGTCCGAGGTTGTGGCCTACATCCGCGAGAATCTGAGGTGTGAATTGGGCCGTGCGATCCGTGCGTTTGATTCGATGCGCCACCTGAAGAGCGCGGTGTTGATATACGATCGTATTCATCGCCAGTGGCGTGGATGTGATTGGGTTCCTGCCGAGGAGGTGGACAAGATATCACTATTGATGAGTGTTGTTACGGAGTTGAAGCGTGATATATCGTCATTGAGATCGGAGCTTCGGAAGGTGAAGAACGAGATGGTATCGTTGCGCCGGCGCAAGGGCGGCAGGAAGGATGATGAGGAGGTGGCCGACTCGGAGGATGATTCGGAGCCTAAGCCCGAGCAGCAACAAGCCGCTCCCAAAACGGAAGCGGCTATTCGCGAGGATTATCTTAAGTATTGGAACAACATCAACGAGAGCCTTTACCCCGAGGAAAAGGTTTCTTCTCCTTCAACTCCGCCCCAGTCATTAGCATCGGATTCCACTGATCCCACAGAATGCCCTTGGGAGAATGCTGAAGATGAAGTGAGTTAGACTGGAGCCGCGATCCGCGCTTGCAGAAGGCTAGCTGGAAGCGTCGAGGCTTGAACTGGCCTACCTCATTGAGAACGGCTATCTCCCGCGCCCAATTGGCAAGCTCGCTGGATCCGAATCCGGCGTGAGCGAGTTCCATTGTGGTCATGGGTTCGCCGTCCTTACGCTGGGCTTTGCTGATGTGATGCATCCAGATCCAAGCGACCTTGGTTTCCTGGAGGATGGGCTGGAGCTTGTTGCGAAGGAACACGCTGACCTCGCCCTGGTCGCTGAGGTCACCGCCGAAGTAGGAGAACAGAGGATCGGCCACGACGACATCGAGCTTGGATTTGTAAATGAACCGGCGGGCGTAGGCGAGGAACTGGTCGCCTGTGCGGACGGCTTCGGTACGGAATTCGAGCTGGAGCTGGAGCATCTTCATGTCGCTCGCGCTAAGGTTGAGTCCGAACCCTACGCCCTGGAACGCTTCGGCGAGGTCGCCCTTGTCGTTCTCGGCTTGGATTACGCCGATCTTGAGTGGCTTGACCGGGGTGATGCCGAAGAAGTCCTTGCCGAGTGCCCATTGGATGACGATCTGCATCATCAGGGATGACTTCCCGATCCCGGTACCACCGCTGACGATCATGGAGGAGCCGCGGGTGAGCCAGCGTTTGCCGATCAGGTTGTCTGGATCGTTGGATGAATCAAAGGACATGAGATCCTTGATCGAGACCACCGTGGATTGATCGTCATCGGACTCGCGGGAGGTGAGGTAGTCCTCCCATGAAGCTGATCCAATGTTAGTGGCCAACAGCTTCTGCTGAGATACAGGACTACGCCATGCGCCGGGGAGCCGGGAGTAGCGCGAGGGATTTTTGTTTTTTGAATCCACTCCAGGGATGAGCGAGTAGATGAGATCCCGGCGGGCGTCCCATTCTTTGCGGTTGGGAGCATCGACGCGGACCCAGGCATGGATGGACTTGTTACCGCTATCGATGAGTACGGTGATGGGTAGGCCGGAATCGCGGAAGAGCTTCTCCTGTTGGTCCTTGGGCTTGTCATCGAACTCGACCAGGACATGGCGGTACGCGCTGATGTCGTTGTCGGAGCCGCTGTAGAGGTTGGGCTTGAAGGGATTGATGCGGACGAAGATCCCCTCGCGTTCCTGTGAGAGTATGCGGGATGCCGGATCATCGAAGCGGGCGATCCATTCCTCGATGGGAATGAATGATCCAGCACTGACTGGCCTACCCTCCTCGACGGCGTCGCAGATGCAGACCACTTCAGTCGCTGCGAAGGCGGCTTGAAGGAACCGCCGGAACTCGCTGGCTTGAGGATCGGGCGGGGTGATCGGCGACGGTCGCTTGAATGAGACCTTGGTGATATCGAATGGAGCGGTGGAGGGTGCGGATCCAGACTGAAGGAGATGGCCGGCTGGCTTGGAGTGGGACTTGGAAGCGGCCTCGCGGATCTTGTGGATGAGTTCGCGATCTGTCCAAGGTGGCTGGCAGGATTGATTCCAGCTTGAGAGCAGGCCAATAGCGTCACCCTCGGATAGCTGGAAGCCGTGTACGAGGCCCACGGCGGCGGTGTAGGTAGTTGAGTGGCCGGACTGGCCAGAGACGGCTGGCGGCACCTTGGAAAGCCAAAGGGCCGCACGTTGGTGCGGTGTCATATCGTTGTTTGTTTGGGACCGATCGTTGGGGGGGGCTACTTCATTTTGTCGATCTTCATCAGTCGTTTGATGGCTTGGGTCTTGGCGGAGTAGGTTCCGATCTTCTTGGTGCTGGGCTTGGCGGCGTAGGGCTTGGCGGACTTGGCGGACTTAGCTTTCTTCATAGGGTTTGAACTTGGTGTGGAATTCCGAGGTAAGGCGAACGTAGATGTTGCTTCCTCTCTGATAGACAATGACGGGTGCTTTGAGTTCTGCGAGCCGATATTGGCCGACATGAAGGACTGTGACTACTACTCCTGGGTTGGTTCGATTGATGAACCGGGAGGTTGATTGAGCTGAGGGATTTTCCATATGCGACGTTCGACTGGTTCGGGGTACGCGATCCATCCTTTAGTGATGCCCCACTCGATTATCTGGGCTGACTGTTCGATCAGCCGGCGGTTCTCATCGGTGATGATGGTGCGTTCCTCGAAAGTGATGAGGCCGGGTTTCTTGTTATTTGCGAGGCGGGATTCGTACCAGGGTTGCTCTTGTCGTGGGGTCTTCATGGGGTGATGAGGCGAGCCAGGATACAGTTGCAGTAGTTCCCCTTGGTCTTGGCGTTACATCGATCATGATGCACAGGATTGGAGATGATGTGCGCTGTGAGGTCGCTCGTGAGCTGGACCAGCTCAAGGAGACGTTGGGAGGCTTCTGCACAGATCGCATTGGGGATTCCATCTGGGGTATCGAGTTGGGCTGAGATGATATTGAGCGCGTTGACTAGGTCGTGTGTTGAGGACTTCATTTTTGTTTGTGGATTAGGATTCCGTTTCCTTTTGAATCAACCAGTTCTACGGATCGAACGCTCTCCAAGCGGGCCAGAGTCTTGATCATCTCGATGGGATCATGAGCCTGTGACACGCAAGTGAGGTGGATATCACCATCTCCGTAGTTGGTCTTTAGATTCTCGTCTGTTCGATCACGCCGCACTCGGATGGTTCGTTCACCTGAGAGATGAACCACCTTGATAGATTCGACGAGTGGGAATGAGTGCTTGCTCATTGCTTGGATGTTTTGCCGCAATGCGGACAGTGCCTACCTAGGCCGGGATCGATCGGAGAAGTGTCGAGCCACGCGCATAGATCGTGGTAGGATCGAATCCCGAAGTTGGGCCACTTGAATGGGACGATGTCTCGAACACTGATTGCGTGGAGAGCGGTTGCCTTATCTTGGATCCCGAGTTTTTCCAGCAGATGCGTGTTACGAGTGCTGAGACCCGCGGTCCATTTATTATTGGCATCATCACGCTTCTTGCCGGCGGCGACGATCTGGAACACCCGTTGCTTGGAGATGTTCAGTTCTACACCGATAGCCTTGTATGTAAGACCTTTAATTCTTAGTGTGTTTACCTTATCTATTGAGTCGCTGGTTTTCATGTATTTTGGTTTGAGATGCTTTCTCGTTTTCCTTTTGGGTGCTTTGACTATTGCAACGGTATCTGGACTGCTCGATACCGTTTGTATGCTTTGTGGCACTGGACACACAGGTCGCTTTGTGTTGTACATCCGCATCCCAAGCATGCGGCCAATTCGTGACATAACAGTTTCCATCGTTCTAGTTCCTCTATTGTTTGTTTGTTTTGTTGTTCCTTATGTTCCATACGCTTGATAGTGATATGCCATATTTCTTGGCCAACTCTCTGAGTGTAAATGATTTGTCAGCCTTGAGAATGGACTCTCTAATTTCTGTCGGAACAGCCTTCCACCGCCGATTGATCCTGGGGTTAGGATCTTTGAACGGAGTGACAGGCCCAACCATCTTCGCCATTGACTCCTTCGTCAACCCCAATTTTTGGAGAAGACTCATGTTAGTAGGTGTTTGATGATTTTGTTTCTGTCTTTTACCGAAGCTCTGAGAATGTTCTCTAAAACAACGTGCGCGTTGACTGTGCTAACGTGTTTCCATTCTGGATTACCATCGATGTTTCGAGCTGTATCCAGACTCTCCACGCGGATTATTCCGTTCCACGCGTGCACATATATAAATGCGGG